ACCAGATCAACTATGGAAAAGAGATGGTATATATGGGGAACCATATGATTTCCCATATCACAAAACTGAAGATGAAAAGAAGTGGGTTCAAATGATATATGAACTTCATCCCCATTTGCAACCAAAACAAAAAGAAATTACAGCTGAAGAGAAAATAAAAAAGATAAAACAATGGTTAGAAGAAAATGAAAATGATATTAGTTATAAATGTGGTAAAGAGTTACATGATATAATTGAAAATTAAATAAAATAAAGTGAGTTTAAAACAATTATCTTCTTATCGTTCTTATCGTTCTTTTATTTTTCCTTCTACCTCTACCTCCACCACGAATTCTACTTCTTGATCCTCTAGTACTATTACCTCTACCTCTACTTCTACCTCTACTTCTACCTCCACCACGACTTTTACTTCTACTTCTACTTCTACTTCTTGAACTTCTGGCACTATTACTTCTACTATTACTTCTACTATTACTTCTACTTCTACTTCTACTTCTACTTCTTGAACTTCTGGTACTACTATTACTTCTTGAACTTTCACCTTCTTCACCTTCTTCAATAGTTGATAATACTATACTAGAATTATTTGATTTTAAATTTAAATCTTTTGTAAATAGTTTATAAAATTTAAATAATAATTCTTTATTAATAAAAATTTTATGATCATGATTTTTAAAATTACCTTTCATTTTTCTGTAAAAACTTAAGATATCATCTTCTATTTTTTTAAGGTGTTTATCATCTGCTTCAAAAATTTTACCAGAAAATGGTTCTAATAAAATACTTTTTCCTCCCTTTTGCGGTATTTGACCAATCCAATGACCTTTAACTATCATACCATTTATTCTTGGTTCTAATGGGTTACCTTTTTGATAAGAACATACTTTTTTAGAATCAAAAAATTTCTCATTAATAAGTTTTTCTAGTTCAACCCCTGATATCCCTTTATAGTCTTTTGTAATCCCTAGTGTTGTTGCCTTCTCTATGAATAAATTAAGAAAGTTACTATCTAATTTACCAAACTTTTTTTTAATTAATGAAAAAAAGACAGATATTAATGAATAATAACCACATTCATTATCTATACGTTGTTTTAATGAAAAGAAATTACCTTTTTCATTCATCACGAGAATTATATCTTCGTTAAAACTTTCATATATTATTTTTGATTCAATAGAATCTAATAACTTAATTTTTCCATTTTTTATACCTTCATTAAATACTGGATTTTCTAAGATATCATCCCTTTTTAAACTAATCTTGTAAAGGGTTTGAGGAGATTTACTACTTGTCCTTGATAGTGCCATATATTATATTATAATATAATATTTGACACTTGTTTAAAGAATAGAAATTATATCTAAGTAAAGAGAAAATGCCAACTTACTACACAGAGTTCGGTGAGAAAATAAGAAACCCTGAAGCTTATGCATCTACAGGGGCACCAATGTACAAGACAAAATACGGAGAGGCGACAGATATCAATGCTCCAACAACTATCTACAAGCTCAACCTTCAAGGAGGAAAGAAATATGTTGGTAAGACAACTGATATAGACAGAAGGACAGATCAACATTTCTCAGGCAATGGTGCGAAAGTGACAAAGAAGTTTAAGCCTATCAGTGGTAAAGTTGTTGATGAAGTTCCTGGGTTCTTTTCAGATGAAGTTGAGCAAGAATACACAGAACACTACATAGATAAATATGGTTATGAGAATGTTAGAGGAGGTAAATACACTAATTCTAAAACTCTGAAAGGAAATACAGGGCAAAAAAAATGTGTGACATGTTACAAATGTGGAAAGAAGGGTCATTACGCGAATCAATGTTATTCAAAGAAGAACACCGACTTTCTCTCTTTCTAAAGTCCTCTCAAAAAATATTTGTTTTTCAAAGCCTGTAAATTTGAAGTATCATTTTTTCTCTCTACCAAACTACACAATGGAACACTGTAAAGCGAGAAAGTGCTTCATAAACGCTTCTTTGCCTTGCCCTGAGAGGTTCGTTGGTTCACTAGCGAAAAGCAGAGCAAAATACAACGACTTCAAACCATGTACGAAACCAGTCTTCCAGGAAGGATTCTGTAAAGTCTGCTATGGTAAAGATACAAGACCGGGTGGTAATGGTAATTCTGTGAGAGAACATGGAAAAGAAGGAAGGAAGTGGGAGAGAGACGGAGTTTTCGGCGAACCTTACGACTTCCCTACACACAAAAAAGAACAAGAGAGACTCTGGGTAGAAATGATCTACACACTTCATCCAGAGATAAAACCACAAAATAATGAAGATGCGTCTCAAGAACTTCTAGAAGTTTCAGAAGAAATCAAAGAAGAAAAGATAACACGTAAAGGGGAAAGGGGAAATGTTTCTCCAACAGAAGAACTTGTAATACTCTCTAATCTCTTCAAAGAAAATCTACTTACAGAAGAAGAATTTAAAAAGGCTAAGGCAAAGGTGTTAAATCTCTAAATGGTATTAATACATAAAGTTTTTTTTACATAAATAACAATGGAACATTTCCGAAACATTGAAAGAAGAGACGGTGTTTGTATAGGTTATAAAGATGATTTACATCCCGAAGATGGAAGAGGAAGGGTTGGAAAATCTGGCTTTGATAAAACTTTACGACTCAATAATATTATCGATATCGCATACACCATGGAGAACCCTCGTCCGAATATTATAGTAAAAGGTGGTTCAAATGCTAAATGGTATCTAAAATATTGTGAAGAAGATAAAATAGATCAAAAAATAGAAAAAACAAAATGGTTAAAAAATGCTAAAATGTGTACAACATATATCATCCAATGGATGTAATAATTTAATTCATAGTAGTTATTAAATCAGGATCATTTTCAGTATCTTTTTTTCGCAGGTGTTTGTGATATTTACAATAACCATTTATGATTGGTCCACCGGTTTGGTTTTCTTTCCCACATTGACGACATGGTCTTCCATTCTTTTTAATCGCCTGACAGTAAATAGGATATTCTTTGTCCATATTTAATAATTTTTTATAAAAGAAATTTTAAACAAATCAAATTTAAGAAAATATTTAAAAATAAAACCATTATTTGACGTATGGAACTCATGGAAACACATGATACTATATTGAAGAAAACAAAAGAAAACATTAATGAACTATTAACCAAAACTATACATCCTTCTATATCAGAACTTATAACAATTAAATTAAAAGAAGAATGTGATAAATTTATAGAAATTACTAATAATGAAATAAAAAATAATATTAATTCGTCAATATGCGATTTAATTGATGTAGGGATTAAAAAAGAAAAAGAAAATTATCTGAAAAAGTTTAACGTAATACGTTCGGTATTTCCCAAACCGATTGGTTCAGGATTATTTAGATATTGCGGTAAATGTTGTTTGTGTAGGGGAACTCCAGATGAAAAGAAAAATGGTTTAATGGAAGAATACAATAAATTAAATTGTAAAATAAGTGAATTAAAAGGTGATGAATATTTTTTTATATGTTCCGGTTTATGTGTCGGGGGGAACCGTTATGGAGAGGGTATGAGAGGTTTAATAGAGGTAAGTGAATATAATGATAGTAAAGGTTTACATCATATAAATTATTATCCATCTAAATCTTGTAGTGAAATATTTATGACGAATTATGGTTCTATTATTCAATTATATATTACTATGAGGGGATTAGGAGACCCTTTCATTATTAGAAGAGGTTGTCATCCTATTACACAAAATAGTATTACAATAATTAATAATAATATTATAAAAAAACTTTATAGTGATTTTTATAAGAATGATGGAAATTTCAGTGCAGACATCGTAGGGGTCCTCAAAAATTTTATAGTAGAATATGATAGTTTAATTCCAAGTTGGACAGAGTTATACATTATTGAAAAACAAAAAGATACATTAGAAAATATGACAATAGAGTTACAAAAAAGAGAAACTATACTTGTTAAAGATAAAAAAGAATTAGAAGAAAAAACAAAAGATTTATATAGTGAAAAAGAAAATTTTGAAGAAGAAAAAAAAATACATAAACAGAAAAGTAAAAATCTTTTAAAGAGAGAAAATAGTATTTTTCTCAAAGAATCTATTCAGAGCGCGCATCAAGAATTAAAAGATATTTCATATTCTTTATCTGAAATTATTGATTTATTCGATGATGTTGATCCTATCATAGAAAAGAGATTAAATCAGACCATTAAGCAACTGAACAAAATAAATAATGAAGAAGAAGAAGTTATACAAGCATATGAAATAAATAATTAAAATTTGAAAAATTTTTGTAAATGTTACAAAAAGCAAGTGACAAGATGGCTTGGCCTTCTGTCAAAACTACGATAACCCCTTCCCACTATGCGTATATCGCGGTAACATTGTGTTCTCTTTTCCCTCCTGAAGTCGCTGAACACATCACGAGGCTTACCAAGACTTGCGACGAAGCACAAAACCTCTTAGACCATGGAGTGATGTATGTTCATACTTACATGTTAAACACTCTAAGACATCGTCCACTGCATCTTCCGCCAGACTTCTCTAGTGTGCGACTCCGTGAAGTTTGTCCTTCACAAAAAACAATGGATACAAAAAGATGTCTTACTAGTCACATCTGGAGAGTAGGAGCCGCATCCAATAACCCTCAGATAGCAACATGGGGAGCATGGATTCCAGACAACAAAACGGTCTCACGAAGGATGATTGAACGTATTACAGAAGAAAATCTCTGTAACAGTAGGATGCGTGGAGAAAGTATAAATTCATGGGATTTATACTTTGAAGAATACTTTATAATTAAACAAAAAGAAACAGAAACAGAAGTAGATTACAAGAAAATAACCAAGAAGGAAAGGAAGAAGAGGAACAAGATGCTGAAACTTCAGACACCGAAGCAGAAGATGAAGTTTTCTACGAACAAACCTCAATACAATAAATGTCGCATCCGCTAAATTTACAACCCTAAATCCATGAAATTTAAATCATTGTTGTAATACAAATAACCAAGAACACTACCACCTCCTATAATTCCTAAACAAATTGTAGCACATATACATTTTCTACATGAACATTTTTTTTTAGGTTTTTCTTCAGGCATTTTCACATACTGTTTTTCTACAGGATCCATAACACCAACATAATTAAGATCTCTTTTTGGAGGCATCTTTATTTTACTTATTTACTATATTTTTAAATCGTTGAATCTTCAAATGAAAACTAAACAACAAACTCCTTAATATATGGTAATATGTTCTCTTTATGCATATATAACCAATGTAATGTAATACTATTTTCAATATTCTCAGTTAAATCATATTTATCGTTACCTCCAATCTTTTTAATTTTTTTACTTATATCTTTTAAAATAGGTAGTTTACCAAGTCCTTTTTCGAAGTTTATAAAGTTTTCATACATTATTTTTAATTTAGTTTCATATGGTGCTCTCCAATCAGGTCCTGTATCTATTTTTAATTGAGCTACTATATAATGTTTATTTTTTAAATGACGAACATCCCTCTTTATTAATTTATTCGTTCTCATATCAATACCATTATAAACCCAGTAACTCTTCTGCATTCTAAAGTTTTGTCCCCTTAAACGATCTAATGTATGGTTTTCATAAAATATATCTTCAAAATATATCGTTTCTTCAGGTAAGAAAACTATATCAAGTTTATTGATGGAATTTCTTATATTTATATTAATGTCTAGTTTATTACTAGTTATCGGGACTTTTAAAGGATTATATATTTTTCCAAATATCCGATACATGTTTAACCATACGACTCCTTTAAATAATTCGGTAATATTTAAACAAAACTTACTATATGAATCGCTGTATTTCTGACCTTTTTCCATTTGATATTCATGTAAATATTCACAATCAACATTATTACAAACATCTAAATGGAATATCCCTCCGGAAATGCCTTCCTTATTCTTGCCTTCACTTTCAATTAACTGTTGTTTATGTTTTTGTTTATTTTCAATATATTTATTCGCTTTTTTTATATTACGATTATCTCCTTGTTTAGTATATTTTTCTAAATCTTTTTGTTTCTCCATAATTTGTAATTCTATTTTGTATAATGCGTGTTTTAAAGTGACTTCTTTTTTAGATAATTCTCCATCTTCAACTAAATATGAAATAAAAAATAAATATAATTTCTGTAATGCATCTAAATCATCTAGTTTAGCCCTCTTACCGAATGACCAATTTAAGATAGTCAACGTCATACATAAACTATTACATTTAATTTCTTTTACTATATTCTTATCATTCAATACTTTCCAACCTCTCTTGATACCAGTTTTTAAATAAGGTAATAATACATAATCATCTTTATCTAGTATATCATGAAATGATGACGTAATGGTCATATATGCTTTATTCAATATATCAATATACTTCTTAGCTTCACGTTTATTACGGATACTACGTTTTTGTCTGTTTGTTTTACTTTTCCTCCTTGTTCTACGTTTAGTCTTATTTTGATTTTTAGGCATATATATATATAATTATAAATATAAATATTTACTTCATCAGTTGTTTTTAATATTTTTATACAGATGAAGATGATTACTAACCATCCAAATAATATCCTAAACCTCTATTACCCTTTTTAAAAACATAACCATTTTTATATCCTTTGAATGTATCTGAAGGTTCAAAATCTGCAAAATTTACCTTTTTTTCAAGATTTGTTGAATAACCTTCAACGACTCTCTTTTCTTTATTAAAAAATTT